AAAGCTGCGGGCGCAGTGCTGGCGGACTTTGGCACCATGTTCACTAATGTTGTCGGCATGCTTTCAGGTGACAAGGCCATAGAGGGCAGCACATTCAACATGGAGAAGTTTGCTACAGCCGTACAAACGGTGGCCCACTGGTTCGCTGTGTTGGTTGAAAACATGCTGAAGTTTACCGGCACGTTTACCGGCTTGCTGGCAGGCGGCGGCGTGGGTGGTGTAGTAGGCTCCATCATAGGCGGAATCGCGGGACTGCCACTAGGACCCGCCGGCATACTAGCTGGCATCGTTAGCGGTGGAGCTGCCGGTAGTGCTATAGGCGCAGGTGCAGGCGCAGTTACGGGCGGTGCCTGGGACTTCTGGCGCGCAGGGCATGGCAACGGGACCGCTGGTAGCGCGGCAGGAGTTAGCAGCCTTGATAGTCTGCTGCACGCTATAATGATGCAGGAAAGCGGTGGCAATCAGAGCGCAGTGTCACCTAAGGGCGCTATCGGTCTTATGCAGTTGATGCCCAACACGGCTGCGGGGCTGGGCGTAAATCCTTACAATCCCACCGAAAATATGCAAGGTGGCGAACGATACTTCAATCAGCTATTAGCCCACTACGGGAACAATGTGGCCGACGCTGTGGGTGCATACAATGCCGGTCCGGGTCGCATGGACAAGTTCCTGGCAGGCAAAGCCACGCTTCCAGCAGAGACTCAGAACTACATCTCCAGTGTACTTGGACGTGCCGGTGGTACAGGTGACGTTACTGTAGGCAGCATCACCATTCACGTAGCCAAGCCTAACGCTGTTAATGAGGACGTAGGTCGTGTAGTAGTCGACACCGTGCGCCAGGCACAGGCCAAGGCAGTTCAACGTAACATAGCGCAGGCGCAGAACCTAGGCTGGAGCGCATAATGGGCACTGCCATATACAGACCTCCGCAGTGGGGTCTGAACACTACGCCTATCACCATCACGGTGCCTGCCAACTATGTTCCTGCAGCCAACAATTCGCCTGCCAGTTTGAACAGCACAGCCACGCTGGGTTCTGTAGTGTCCGGCGACGAAGCTACCATTCATGTCGCCTCTAATACTACGGCCTCAGTTCCTGTGGTGTACGTATTTGATGCTGTGATGGAGCTAGACCATGATCAGCAGCTACGCATGACAGAGCATCCAGTGCAGACTGGTGCGGACATTTCCAGTCATGCATACCTGATGCCTGCCACGCTTTCAATGTCTATCCTGATGAGTGATTCTGTAGACCAGTATGCCAATACATCTACGAACACCACCACTGTCGGCGCTTCTACCGCAACCAAAGCCACGCCATGGACTGGCAGCCCAAGCAAGAGCGTTTCTGCCTATCAGCAGATGATAGCTTTGCAGGCGGCTCGCGTGCCACTAATAATTTCTACTCGGCTACGCACTTACTACAACATGATGGTGACCAATGTGCAGGCCCCGGAAGACTATCGCTCTTATGGTGGTGTGCGCATGCGGCTGTCGTTTGGTCAGATTCGCACAGCTACTATTTCGCAGTCTCAGCCAGTGGTCAGTGCCCGCACGCAGGACACAGATAATACGCCGCTAGGCTCAGTCACTCCCATACCTGTGCCAGCCGCCACCACACAGCAGTTCAATATCAATAACTATGGCGGTGTAGTGCCTGTAAAGCAGAGTCAAGTGCAAGGCGCAGGCAATTACTCTAGCTCCAATACGCTTGTCACCAGCTCCATAACTAATGCGCTCAGTTCTGCTCCCGGGGTGTATTAATGGCTGATCAGATTATTCCTCTGACGTCAGCTGCCAATCAAGTATTCTCTGCCCAGCTGATTGTAGACGGTAATGCCTTGACGCTCAATCTTTCACTCAGCTACAGTTCCACGGCTGGCTACTGGCAGATGAGTGTCGCGGATGTGAATGGAAATGCTTTGATTGCATCTGTGCCGCTGATCACTGGCTGGTACCCAGCAGCCAATCTGCTAGCCCAGTATGTTTACCTCGCCATTGGTAGCGCCGCGTTGCTCAACACGGGCAACATTGCAGCCGACTATCCCGGCCGTGACAACCTTGGGCAGTTCAGTCTTGTATGGAGCGACACACCATGAGCACATCTACCATTCCACTGTGGGGACAGGCGTATGAACTCACAGTTGGGTTTGGGGATAATACGCAACAAGTATTCAGCTCTAGTTCCTGGGAGCCGGAGGCACTACGCATTACATTTGACGTGGTACAGAGCAGTATATCAGAATGCTGGTGGTATGCTGATATCAGCATTTACAATCTAGACCGGCCGGATATTCAAAACGCTCTATTCAATGCCACGTGGGCCCAGCTAAAGGCCGGGTTTCAGTACGGACCTACACAGATGGCCACTATTTGGAACGGGCGCGTGTTTCAAGTTACACTCACACGGGACGGAGTGGTCGATCAAGTCACTACACTGCACTGTATTGCCAATCCATATGCTATGGACGATGTGGTAAACATGCCCATGGGTCCGTTGGTGACTCAGCAGCAGGTGGTCGCAAGCATGCTACAGGCTATCGGGCTGCCACCGCTGTCCCAGGCTACGGGTACACAGAGTCAGACTATACAGACCAGCATGACTTCTAAAGTACTACCACGTGGCGACACATTGTTCGGAAAGCCCAGCCAGCTTCTGGGCCGTATTGCTGATGACAACTACGCACAGTTCTTCACTGACGGAAACAGCGCCTACATGTCTGACATGGTTAATCCCAACACCACGCCCAGCTTTGTGTACGCACCGCAGCCAGGACCTGGCACTAATGCGCCCAGTCTTCCGGCTAGTGTCACAGCCAGCTTGATAGGCACGCCACGGCAGATACCGCAAGGCTGCATCTTCACGGTTCTTTTGGACCCCCGCTTGTTAGTCAAAGTGCCACCTATGATGATCCAGATTGATAGGTCGGCGCTGATCTCACAGACAGTAATCAGGCCTAACCCAAATAGCCAGCTTGTATCGCCGTTGAGCGATGATCTTTCGTTTTTCGTCGCACAGCTTCGTCATACGGGCGACACGCGCGGGAACGACTGGCAGACAGAAGTGATTGGCTACAGCACAACGTACGCCAAGGGTCTTTCATACGGAATTTGGGGAGTCAATGCATGAGCACCGTAAGTAGTCCGCTACTAAGCCCTGCACAAGTCAATCAGATAGAATTCTCGCAGTGGCGGCAGGCCGTGAAGGACGCACTGAACGACACCCGATGTGCTACCGTGGCGTTCGTCGCACCTAATGGGTTTGACGCTGCTACGCAGACCGTCAGCGTGCAGATAGCTCTTCAAGAGCGCGTGCGCACCACGGCGGGCCCGAAGTGGATACCTATTGTGCCGATTAACCGCGTACCGCTTATACTGCCGCGCGCTGGTGGCTATTGCCTGACCATGCCCATCAACCCCGGCGATGAGGGCCTGCTCGTATTCTGCGATACCTGCTTCGACACTTGGTGGGCCAGTGGTCAGTCCAGCTCACCCACAGGCACCAATCAACAGCGCGTGGTACGCCGTCATCATATACATGACTGCGGATTCATACCAGGCATGTGGAACCAGACACGATTGCTGCCTAGCTACTCCACTACGGCTATGCAGCTTAGAACAGACGACGGCACAGTAGCCGTGACGGTCAGCAGTAATGCGGTGTCTATATCAGCCCCCTCCAGTGTGACTATAACATCACCTTCCATACATGCCACTAACGGCGGTACGGCACAAGCACTGATGAATGACACATTCTACCAGTGGTACGTTATAAATGTCCAGCCATTCCTAGTGTCCAAAGGCTACCTCGGGCCTGCTCCTCCTATTGCCAGCTTGGCGGAAACCACCGTATTGAAAGGCCAGTGATGAAATTTTTAGCTGTTGTTCTATTCTGCTGCGGGTGCATAGGCGCTCTGGCGCAAGCTACGACGCAGATTGATCCCAATAATCAGATCGGCGGGCCTTTGCTGTCTACTAATTTAATGCTACCTGGGGTAGCTGCAGATGGTGCTAATGGAGTGGCTATTACAGGTGGACTGCTGGTCAGCGGCATACCGCAAAGCACTTCGCCCATCTGCCCTAATGGCTTGAATGGCGCACTGACCACCGCTGGGTGCGCTAGTGGCAGTGGCAGCTTCACGGCGCTTACTGGCGACGCTGTAAGCACTAGCTCCGGCGGGGCCACCATGGTCAAGGGCCTGAACGGTGTGCTGCTGTCCGGGCTGGCCACGGGCGTGCTGTACAACACCACAGCCACGGGTGCACCTACCATAGCCACAGCGGCTCAAGTGAACGCGCTGCTGCAGGGCCTTACAGGCTGCACCACCGCCACGTGGTTACTCAGTCCACAAGACGCGCAGTGCCACGCGCCGTCAGGCGGATCGATGACGTGGCCCGCTGCGGCTGGTATCGTAGTGTACGCAGGCGCTAGTACGTGGGGGACTTCTCTAACCGCTCCGGCTGGTACTATCATAGGCACCACTGACACGCAGACGCTGACTAACAAGACCGTTGACGGTGTCACACCTGCTACCATGGCGTTCATGGACGCCACCAGCAGTGTGCAGACGCAGTTGAACGGCAAGCAAGCCACGCTGACCAATCCGGTGACTGGACCGGGCGCGGCCACTGTAGGCCACGTCGCACTGTTGAATAATACTTCCGGCACTCTGTTGTCTGACGGCGGCGCGCCTCCCGGTATAGCTTCAGCAGGCACGCTGGGTCTTGTAAAGCCGGACGGAACCACCATCACCAACACCAGCGGCGCTATCTCCGTCACGTACGGGACCACAGCAGCTAGCGCCACCGTAGGCAACGACGCGCGAGTGACTGGCGCGATGCCTAAGAGCGGCGGCACGTTCACGGGCGAGGTGATTACACTGGCCTCTGCCGTCGGCACTGCCGGGTTCAATCTGCCACACGGCGCGGCTCCCACAGCGCCTGTTAATGGCGACCTGTGGACTACCACGGCGGGTGTGTTTGCCAGAATCAATGGGGCCACTACCGGACCACTCGGATCCGGTGGATCAATGACTTGGCCTGCGGGTGGCGCTGGCATACCGAACTATAACGGTTCTAGCGCGTGGGGAACTAGCTATAGCTCAGGCAGCACCATCCCAGCCAATTTCATTGCCACCATTCCCAACACTCAGATCAGTGGACTTGGTACGGCATCCACGCAGAACATAGGTACCAGCGGCGCTAACGTACCGCTACTGTCCACGCAGAACGTATGGACAACGCATCAGTTCAGCGGCGGTCTGCTGCAGGCTAACGGTGTAGGGCCATCACTGGATGCTACCGATGGAACTAAGATCCTGTACACCACGGGCGCGGGCTGGCTGGCCAGTGGCGCATCCGACACGCTGCACTTCGGCAACGGCAACTTGACAGCGGGCGGCCTACCGTCGGTAGACTTCGGAGGCTTTGATGCGACCGGAATCTTCACTTTCGCCTCTTCTCCGATCCTGCCTGGAACTGGCTACGTATTCTCGCCGGGCGGATCTGCGCAGGCCACTTACTCAGCCTCCATTCCTCTGTCCGGCATTTCCACTCAAGCCTCAGACACCGTGGTTGCAAACTTCACTGCCTCCACAGCAGCCCCATCGGCCGTGGCCATGCCCACCACAGGAACTAACGGTTGCGCGGGCGCTACCAACGCTCTCACCTACAACACCACTACCCACGCTTTGGGATGCAACACAATATCGGGCGGATCTATAACCTTCCCGCAGACGGTGACTGGCGGCGTAGCGTGGGCAGTGCCGTACTTCAGCGCTACCACCACTATGGACCACAACGCCGCGCCGACGCTCAACAACGGTCCTTTGCTTGGCCAGACCGCCGCAGCACCTGTCTGGTCTGCTATCTCTTTTCCGGTATCATCCTCGGCGGGCGGCATAACCTATGGAAGTTCTTCTACTGCGCTCAGCGTTACTGCTGCTATCACACCAAACGCACTAATTAGGATAAATGGAACTACGCCAGCAGCTTCTAGTCTGCTCGACAATACAGCCGTCATGGTAACCACAGAACCACTATACTCCACGAACGGAAACCAACTCACCGGAACCACGGCGACCTCTATTGCAACAACAACGTACACCACGACTGGAATAGCTTTCCCGGCCACCTACGCAACCACGGCGCGAACCTATCGCGGTCTGTGTCATGTTTCTTGGGAGCAAGCCATAGGCGTCGCCACAGTAAAGTTTGGCGTCGGCACGAGTGTCGCGCCGACGCACATGTCGCTGACTTCGGTCAGTTACGTGGGAACGACGGCAGTCCCATTCGGGACAGGCACTACTGACATCACAACGATCACCACAACGGACGCCACGGCGTTCCTGACTCCCGGAGCGGCCGCGACGGCCTACGTGACCGACATCTACGTAACAGCCAGCTTTACAGCAGCGGCAAACACAGTGACACTGTATGGGCAGACCAGCAATGTTTCTGACGCCCTTCTGATCGAGCCCGGAACTGAGTGCACGTGGCTTCCGTAACTAAGGAGAACTACATGAAGTGGATCGCGATTGCTGTTTT